CGCGTTCGACTCGGGACGATTGGTTTGTGTTTTGCGATTTCAATTATCTGTGGGCATACGGCGTTAAACTGAAAGCAGCAGGCTATCGCGGTCTGCTCCCGACACAAATGGATTTCGATTTGGAGAAAGACCGGCGTCTTGCCAAGAAACTTATCGCTGAACGTTACCAGTCGATCACGATGGGCGAATACAAAGAGTTCAAGAAAGTGGCAGACGGCCTAAAGTTTTTGAAAGAGAATCAGGACACGCTTTTTGTTCTCAAGGGATTTTACATGGACTCGAATACGGTCGTGCCAGAGAGCGATGATCCTGAGATTAACAGGGCGGTATTGGAAGATGCGTTGACCAGAGAGAAAAAGGAATACGAGCGGGAAGGGTTCGTACTCGAAGAAAAAGTTCCTGACTTGGTAGAGTTCACGCCGGAAGCAGTCTCAGCGTTCGGGACAATCGTAGGCGTGTCTGTGGACATCGAGCACAAAATGCTAGGGAGCCGACGTGGTTTTATGACGGGTTGCACGCTTGATTGCGTGCTCTGGCAAAACGATAACAGCGAGCTTTATCGAAAGTTCCTTGAACCGATCGAAGATTTAATGCTACGTGACAACGAGGTTACGATTTGGGATTTGAGCGTGTTTTATTCTCCTGAAACTGGACAGTTTTTCCCAGGCGAATTTTGCATGAATAGGCCGGGATACAATTCGGTCTTGACCGAGATAGCAACGCAGCCAAACGCCACTGCGTACTTCGAGCGATTGTTCCGCGGCGAACCTTTGGAGCAAGACGACACTAAACCACTGGGAGTATCTGCGCGCCTGTTCGATCTACACGGGAAACATCAGAAAGAGCAACTGATGATAGCTGACATTGCTGACCCGAACATTTGGGCCTGGGACATCGAAAAAAAAGACGACAAACTTTACACGACCGGCATAGACAAGGACACGCTTCTAGTCACGGGCGCGGCCGACAACGTGGATAGCGCCATTGACGCGCTCTACGCTACAATGGAAAATGTGCATTACGACTCGGGATATTGCTTGGAGAAGCGCGACTTTTACGATACGGAGTTCCCCGAGAATATATTGCACAGACTACAGGTTTTGACTAAACTCGGAATCGTGAAGCAATGAAAATCATCTTGCGCACACTCGCTGAAGGCGAATCTCACCCGTACGAAACTATCGGGAACTGGAAAATTCATCCCAACGGCGACATGGAAATCATCGTCAGTAGGATGGAGAACGCTGACTCCGAATTTTGGGTTGCAATCCATGAAGCAATCGAAGCGTGGTTATGTCAAAAACGCGGAATCACCGACGAAAAAGTAACCGCACACGACAAGATGTTTGAAGCAGAACGAGCGCAAGGTTTACACGGAGAAGACGACGAGCCTGGGGATGATCCTCGTGCGCCGTATCGGAAAGAACACGAGTTCGCTACGCTGATCGAAATGCTTGGAGTGCGCGAGTGCGGTATTCTGTGGAAAGATCACTGCAAATGAAGATTAGTAGGACAATCGCGGTCATTTGGTTTGTGACTTTGGGATTCGTATTAGCCCAAGCTCCACGCCCGCCAGTCGATAAACTCTCACTGCTCAGAGATGTAAGCATTACGTCACCCACGAATACTCAGGTTCTCACCTTTAACAGCGTCACCGGCAAATGGGAAAATCAAAACGCAGCAGGCGGCGGCATCGGCGGCAGCATAGCAGATCAGCAGGTGGCATTTGGAGTCGGAACAAGTATCGGTGGTAGTGATAATCTTAAGTGGGACAATTCCGCAAAGAAATTGACCCTTAAAACAACAACTTACAGTCCAGAAATCCTGATTATAGATGGTAGCTCAGTTGAAGTGGGAAGGATTCATTTCAGTGATCCTTCACCAGCAGGCGGTAACAATACTGCAAATACCTTTTTAGGAGCGATTGCGGGAGAGACCATTACCACAGGCAAAAATAACACGGCTGTTGGTTGGTACGCAATGAACGTTGTCACCACAGGATCGTACAATACCAGTCTTGGAATACATTCGGGGTCTGCGTATAATACTGGAGACAATAATACCTGTATAGGTGCTAATTCAGACTTAGAGGGAGATACTTCAAATGGAACAGTCCTAGGCGCATTGGCTCTTGTTCGTGATCCTGGCGGGGTAGCCATTGGAAAGTCGGCTACGGCGGGCGGTGTTCATTCTGTAGCTATAGGAGAAAATGCAACTTCTAACGATGACAATACAATCACACTTGGGAATCAGGAGGTCAGTGATATTTATTGTGGATTTCAAGCAAGTAACTCGACGGTTCACGCCAATGCTCACGCGGAACAATTTACCGGAGATTTCTTTAATGGCGGTTCTTTTGTTGGTGACGGTTCTCAACTTACCGGAATACCATTCACAAATTTGTCTGACGTTCCAAACAGTTACTCAGGATTCGCAGGAAGGCATGTAATTGTAAACGCGACCGCTGATGGGTTAGTGTTCAGTTCACCAACTCCAACTCCCACCCCAACAGCGACCGCCACAGCGACAGCCACACCAAGTGGAACGGCAACTTCAACGCCAACCGCGACGGCAACGGCCACTCCGCTATCCATCTTCAAGACCATCTCCATACCAGGTCAAAGTGACGTGGTTGCCGATAGTGATTCGGATACGTTGAATATCAACACCGTTGGAAATATATCAGCCACAACCAACGCATCAACCGACACGATCACGCTGACTGTTCCTACACCGACTGCGACATCAACGTTCACCCCAACTCCAACTTCGACTCCAACAGCAACGTCCACAAGTACCTCAACGCCGACTCCTACAGCTACGCCAACAGCGACCCCGACTCCTGAACTCTCCACAATCGGGACACCAACTTACTCGACCGTTCAACACTTCTTTAATGCTGCAATGTCAACTGGCTCATGGTCTGGTGGTACTATCACGGCGTCAGGCACAGCTAACGCAGTAGATGTTGCGGCAGGAACAGGATTCATTAAGGCAACGGATTCCAATGTAGCAACGCAGTCGTTTTTCAACTGGTCGGCCTCAACAGCACTCTCAGTTCCATCAAACACCGTCCGATACATCGGTGTTCAATACAACGCAGGAACTCCGAACGTAGTCGCGAAAACGTCTGATTCGTGGGACTACGACACGGAATTTCCATTGGGGATATGCGTGAACGAAGGTGGAACTCGCTACATCGTCAACAACACGTGGAACACAGGCGACAATCAAACCAATCTGATCGAACGATTTGATTCGTTGGCGAACATTGCTCGCGACAATCGCTTGGGCGGTCTTATCCTTGGAACAACTGGAACGCGAAACGTAACCGTCAGCGCAGGATCACTGATGGACAGGATGAGCGAGTTTGCGATTACCGCTATCGACACGTCTGGTTCAGGAACGTTCGACGCTTACTACCGTGACGGTTCTGGCGGCTGGACAAAGCAGGCTGCGCAAACGCAATACGATGTCACTAAATACGACAACAGCAGTGGCACTCTGGCTAATTTGACCGTGCTCGACTATTCGTCGCGATGGTTTTATCTGATGACTGACGGCACATTGGCGATGGTGTACGGTCAAAACCAATTCGTTTCGCTTGCTTTAGGATTAGGAGACACTGTTCCGAGCGCAGTTCCTCCGCGTATTCAGGCAATGGGCATGTTGATCGGAAGATTAGTGATCCAACAAGGGGTGAACGCTCCGGCTGCCACTCAAACTGTTTTCACGACAACGTTTTCATCCAACTCCGTTCAAAATCATAACGATCTTGCAAATATACAAGGTGGAAGCTCTGGGCAGTATTATCATCTAACCTCGGCAGAATACACTGGGACTGGAACAGGCAATTTCGTCAGAGCTACAAGTCCGACTTTGGTTACGCCAGTTCTCGGAACACCAGCATCGGGTGACGGTCGTAATATGTCCGCTGCGACGGATTCTGTAACAGGAGAAATGTCCGCAGCAGATCACACTACCTTCACAAGCCTAAGCGCGGCCACGGCAACAGGGGTCGCTCCCGCATTTGTTGCAGTAGGTTTGCCGGTCGTCGCGTTCAAATCCGGTGTGAACTTCCAAGCCAATGGCACGACCGACATATTTACTGTGCCAACGAGTAGGACGTTTGTTGTTAGAGATGCTTGGATAATTCCGACTTCTATTACGAGTGGTGCTAACATCGCGATTGTGTGGAAAATAATTGAAAGTGGTGCTAGTGGTGCAATGACAGCGGCAACAGCATCTACGTCCACCAGTCCGCTTACAACGAAAGCCTGGCCTCAATATGCGGCTCTAGCCAATTCGGGTCCATTTGTCATGTGCGCGGCAGGCAATAAAGTGCAGTTTTCAATTACGACCGCATGGACAACCAGCACAACTGTTACTGGCAACGTTTTTGTGTTCGGATTTTACGCACAATGATGAAACCGCTTATCGCACTTTGGCGGAATTGCTGTGGGTTACTTGATATTCAACTGCGGAACATAAAATAACCTGTGGAATCTAATAAAATGACTACCCTCCCCCAAGGCAGTACCCCCGTTCCTGACCCCACAATCTTAACGACGCAACAGTTAACTCGAGAGATTGCTGCGTCACGCGAGATCATTGAAACGCGGTTGGACGGAATGGATACCGCAACGCGACTAAACAAGGAACAGGTGGACAAAATTCCTTGTATGATAGACGACAAGGTTAATAAGTTGCGGGTGTTGGTCGAGGAAAAGTTTACTGGTGTGATGGAGAAGTTTAGTAGTATTGCGACTCAGTTCAAAGAGCGCGACATCAGAGCTGAACGCGAAGCCCGCGACAATAAAGTAGCCGTGGATGCGGCGTTCGCAGCGCAAAAGGAAGCCGCAGCAAAACAGGACGAAGCCAACGCTAAGGCAATCGAAAAGAGTGAACGGGCTACAGCAGAAACGATTAAGACTAACCAGGAATTGAGCTTGAGCAAGATCGACGCGCTAACAAATCAAATGAACGATTTGAAGGGGCGGTTGGATCGCGGCGAAGGCCAGAAACAGCAGGCTGTTGAAAATAAGGGTCAATCGAACTGGTTACTTGGCGCAGTAATCGCAGGAATTTCACTCCTAATCTCTCTCGGAGTGCTCATAGTTTTGGTGCTCAAATGAACGGGACGACCACAAACAAGTGGCAGATTTACATTATCGTCTGCACGATCGCCGCTATGGCTATTGGATGCGTTGTGACTGTGTGCGCAATGTCGTATTACGGGAAAGAAGTTCCGAAAGATTTGAGCATGATTACGACCGGACTGCTCGGCGCATTGACTTCGATGTTGGTCAAAACGTCACCAACGGAAACTCAGAAGCAGTCACCAACGCCACCGATAATTCCAAACGGTGCAACCCCAACTCCGGTTGCCGTAGTGAGTTCCGAACAGAATCCTGTTCATACCGAAGAGGCTCCGAAAGAAAAGGTTGCCAGCGACCCGACAACGTGAGAAGATAAATTCCCATGGGAACATTATTGACATTAGTAACAGCGTTCGCGCAAATTCACGGTAATGAAAGCTCTGGCTCATTTATGCCGAAGATCATCTTCTGGATACTATTGATCTTGTGGGCAATCGGAACGGTCCCTAAATGGGACAACCCAAACGTCGTTTATGGGACCGCGTTTATTCAGATCATCCTTTTCGGCATCTTGGGTTACTACACATTCAGTTTTTGAAACCAATGAAAAACTTAATCGCTCCAATAATCGCCGTCGCGCTGTTCCTCAACGGATGCGCCAATTCAGACCAGCAAATCACGAACGCGGTTCAGATTGCTGTTACCGAAACGATCACCCACGTTCCGGTAGAGTTCCATACGCCGCTGGCTAATTACCTAGATGCGGCCGCGAAGGCAGTTTACTCGATAGACGGTACGCCTACGGTGCAAGAGTTAATTACGAAGGTGTTGGCGTTCATCCCGAAGGATGTTCAGGACAAATATCCGCTGATAACAGCGACAATTACGACAACGATCAGTTTGGTGTATCAGACGTACGGGAAATCGGCGTTGACCGCGATTGGTAAAGGTCTTGAGGCCGGTGCGTTCCCCTTCATTACTAAAACCTGATGTCTCTTCTGGACTTTCTTGGCGCTGGCAAATCCATTACGGACGCGCAGACCGCCGCTAATCAGATTGTCCAGCAAATCGCACCAATCTCCGCCGACATCGAGAATCGTTTTGGCGGAATTATCCACGGCGCATTGGATCGCCTTAACGGAGCAAAGCTAAAAGTCGTGGACGGCGGATTTCAGATTGAGATACCGCCATTGCCAAAAGCCACAGCAGTCGAGTGAGCACTGGTCAGAAAACCGCGTTGTTCCTTTTAGGATTCGCTCTTCTCTGCGTGTTCGTGTATTGGATGATGCTTTCGTGACGAAGCGCCAACTCTATCTCGAAACAGCAGGCGCAATCACTGGAGCTCTGCTGGCGATTTATTTTCTCGGCGGGTGCGACACAATATCGAAGTACGATGAGCACGCGTACGGCTTGCAGACCTCGTGCCTTGCCGATGTTCTGAAACTGTTGGACGCAGCCAACACCCCTTACGACCAAAATCTCGACCAGATCAAGGACGTTACGCTGAATATGGAGCGAGCGTACGAATATGATCGCAGTCGGCCGCTGAACCAAATACAGACTGCTCAGTGGAAATTGATCCGTGGGATTTTCTATCGCGTGGTGACACTGTGGAAAGCGGAAGGCACACTTCGCTCAGCTTACATCACCGAAAAGAAATTACAGATGGCGCTTGCAATGGATCAAGTGACTCAACTAGAAACCGGGAAAGTTCACCAATGACAAGATTACCAGACGGATCAGGATTTTTTGTGCAGGATATTGGGCCGCGTGATCGCCATAATTTAATTAGCCGACTCAAGTACCACAGAAAAGGATACGCGAGACGCTGGTTGTATTTTTATCGAAACTTCAGAACTGGAATTGACGGGGGATTATCTTATTGCCATGCCCTTAAGTGGGCGATCTCTGTTTCTTTTTTATGAACACGATAGACTGGAACAATCTCCTCAAAGACATTGTCGCGCAGTCAGAAACGTTAGCGCAGCAGTTAATCTCCGACTTCACAAAACAGGGGATGCAAGACGTGAAAGATTTTCTGACTAATTCCAAGGACGACGTGCAACGGTGGACGGTCGAACTTGCCGAGCAAAAAATTACCAAAGCAGAGTTCGAGGATCTCGTGCAAGGCCAGATAGATGTCGCGCTTCTCCACGCCCTGAAGGAAACCGGACTAGCGCAAATCGAATTGGATAAGTTCAAGAACGGCGTCGTAGAAATCATAGTCGGAGTCGCGTTTGACGCTGCGAAATCAGTGCTTTGAAAATTGGAATAACCGTGTAAATTCAAGCCAATGAGCGACAGTCAATGGCAGTGGTTAATTCAGGCGCTAATCATTATCAGCAAGCAGATCAACCACCAGCAGCATACGCTCGACACGCTAAGCCAGCATCTCGGCGCTCAACTTCCGCTAGGACTCGTTCAGGCGGGCGCAGATTTAGCAGCGAAACGGCAAAAACTTTTGGACGCGCTCAACGCGCAATCCAAACAACAACCAACCGAAGGAAAATAATAAAATGGCATCAGCAACAGAACAAATCGCAGCATTAACTCAGGAAGTCACAGACACCGAAGGCGTAGTGGATAGCGCAACCACGTTCATTTTGGGCGTGGCACAAAAAATCGCGGACGCCGTAGCAGCGGCAATGGCGGACGGAGCAACCTCCGCGCAAATGCAACCGCTTACCGATCTAGGCACAGCATTGAAGGCGAAATCAGACGCGCTCGCGGCCGCAATCGCGAATCCGCCAACGCCGTGAGCAAACGAAAGAAGAAAAATATGGCACTACCAGATAGGCCAACGCCAACCCCGCGGCCGCCGCCTACGCCGCCGACGCGACCGGGACAAGGCGGACTCCCGCCCAAGCCGATCGTCCACAATATCGACCCGAACAGACTCAAAGCTGAGTTTGAAAAGAGATGGGGCCAGCAAATCGCCGCGCTTCTGAAGGCGCATCCGGACGCTGTTATCACGCCGGCAATGCACGATGCGTTGTTAGCGTTCATCAATAGCACAATCGACGCGCAGCCGCATCCGCCACCATTCGCGCCTGATAAAATTCCGTGAAGCTGAGCGCAGTGTGGATCACTGGCATCGCATTGGCAATGTGCGGTTGTCAGTGGTTCGGGTCGGTAGTCAATGCTCGTAATTTATGGAAATAAATCAAAGTAGGCCGTGATTGCGTACTTCCACATTTACGGGATCAATGTCCTTGCGCTCGTAGCTTTGACTGCTGTCGTCGTTGCCGTTCTAGTCGTTCTGCTTCCATTAAAATGAGCTTCTTACGGCAATTATTTTGCAGGCATCGATTCGATTATCGCGATCTTAGCAGGGTTTCTGATGACGAAGTTCGATGGACGTGCTGGAAATGCGGTAAGATTTTCGTTGCTGCATGTGGTTTGGACATCATCAAGAAAGGCGACGTTGGACACAAGCAATGTTGACCAAAAAAGAACGAGAATTGCTACGCGACACTGAGGCCAGACTGAAAACTCCTTGGGCTGGCGTTGGCGACTACTCCACCGTCGCAGGGCTCGTTCAAATAATCAATGTACAAGGTAAAGCGTTGGGAAGGGCGAAGACCTTAGTGGAAAAGCTGGACAACATCCGCGTTCAGTCTCCGACGTACGCAATCGACGGCGGAAACTTTGGACCAAGGCCGTACGATCAGGAATTGGACGCGCTCAGGGCTGCACTTTGCCGCATTGATCCTGACAAATGAACCCTCTAAAATGCTACGTCTGCGGAGAAGTTGTACTCGAGGACTTTTGTCTTGCCACAATGTCGGACGACACCGACCGCGTTTTTACTGTTCACACCAAATGCTCAAAACAACTCGAAGATGGAACATCTATAATCCCTGTAACAAGAACTTGTGACCGCAAATAAAGCAGCAGCAGAAACGCGAAGCAAGATCAAGCGCGAGATGGTCAGGCTGGAAGAAAAGACTAAGGAAGGCATAGCTTACGAGGCTATTTGGCAGCAGTTGCGGGTGTTTATCGACGGCATGGCCAAGCGCGCGTCAGCTAAAAAAGGCGGTCTAGGCAAGCAATGAAATACGACTGGACGTACATTCTGGCGACAATCTTGATAATTGTTGTGGCTGTGGTTGCATATGAAATCGTCGTTACCTTTGGGAGTTGTGCTACGCACTTTGTTCCTTCCAGGTAAATATCTCATCGCGCTTTTCTTGGTATTCTCAGGGTGTTACACCACGAGCAACCATCCGGGCGCAATCGCATACCGGCATTACGACTGGCGAAAGGGCGATTCAGGCAATTCTCGGTATCGCGTATGGAGATACGGCGACAGTCCGCTTGGCGTCTGGATTGATGCCGATGGTAGCCAGTGGCGCAAGATTGATAACGAGTTCCTGCCCTTGAACAAAAAACCGTAATTTGCAAAGACCGTCACTATTTCGTGTTGTGCCGAACGAGCATATCGAGGATGTCCGCCTTAACTGCTTCAAGAGCGCCCACTACACCAAGAACGGTTAGCCTATCACCTTCGCTGCAATAGCGTTTACAGACTGAATGAACCTCATTGTAAACCATTCCCGCCTCTGTAGCTTCGTCGTTGCCCGCAGGAGAAAACTTTCTGCCGCAACCTGAATCGCATTCCCAATAATCAGATCGAGTCCCGTCCTCATGGTCAATGTGTTTTAGGATTACCCTGCAATGGGCGCAGCAGGCCGCTTGATCGTTGCTCATTTGTCTTTACCTTCTGGCACAGTTTGTAAAGACGGAGACTTGCGGACTTGAAAGGTCTTGCAGTCGCAGCCAGTGACCGCGCAGCCATTCCCCTTCCAAGTGTGCCCTTGTCTTGAATGTCCGCATCGGCATTTCGTAAGCGCTGGATCCCTGTATCCGTAAAGGAAAGCAGATTGTTTCTCTTGCATCGTCATTCGTCTTTACACTCCAATGTAGTTTGTTCAGTCACTTGCGAATTATCCTTCCTTTGCGCGTCACCTTTTCTATCACGCTCGACAGCTTGAAATTTACCCAATCTTTGGCCTCTTTCGCAGTCCAGTTTGGATGTTGCTTTCGCAGCTTTGCTTCGACATCCGTGAGCGATAACTTCGGTACGCAATCGAATATGTCCGACTTCTCCCAACCAGCGAGTGACAGAAGTGATATACCTCGACGGGGATTGACGACCTCTCGAACCTCGGAGTCTTTCGCAATCTCGAAATTGGTCATGCCGCCGTTCGCTTTGCGCTTCCGTATTTCGTCGTGAACCGAATCGTGCGCGTATCGAGATAGAGTGAGCGCCAGAAACGTTTTCTCAAGTTCTTCGTCGGTAAACTGTGCCACACGCTGCTGCAAAAACTCTTCTCTTGCAGCCTTAGACAGCGCCGCGTCTGGTGTGATGACTGCTGGAACCTGCATCGCTTTTTTGAATGCTGGACAAAGTTCTGGTCGTGCCGCTCTGCAATTTCGGCACGCATCCTCACTCGCTGACAGCGGAGCGTTGGGCTTTTCGCAATCATCCTTTATTGCGAGCAGTTCATTTCTAGCAGCCTCAACATCCTCACGATTATAGAACGCGGTTGTAGAACGCTCGAAATAGCCAAGTCGCGGCTGATTGATAGCGACCACAATGTTCTCAGCATCGTTCCATTCGTCTGCGGCTGCTACAGAATATGTACGTAGCTGAAAATTCGCATCCGCCGGCTCGACTGGATTTCTGCCGAATTTACGGTCTGATATAACGACAAGTTTGGAATTTGTGTAGTAGCGCCAAGTATCGCAATGCCCTGGGATCTCGCGCTTCTCACCGCGCATCAACCAAATCTCTTTCTCATGCCCTTCGTCGTAGTCATACGCTTCTTCTCTCTTTGGCAGAAATTGTTCCTCTGCCCTCTTGAAAACTGATTCGTCAATTTCGTCAGCGATTCGGAGAACGTCTTGATGCTCGGGTTTGAGCGTTGAGCGGTCTAAGTTTTTGTTCGCAGAGTATGAGTGCAGTAATCGACCTTCTTTTGCGTCCTCGCTGTCCCTGTCGGGTAATCCGAGTTCCATCCTAGCCGACCCTCGACAGAGGAACCGGCGCTGCATATTTGAGGCACGGAAGATCATTTCTTCTTTTTGAACCCTTCAAATCCGTACTCAGCGAGCTTCCATTTTAGCCACCGAAGAACATGGAACTTTCTCTGACCTTTTGTTGCACGAGGAATCGAATCGTTTACGGCCGCAACCTCATCTATTAACTGTTCGTTCAGTGACAGATTCGTACGCAGAGAAAAGTAGCTCCCTATGGCGCAGTGCTCACCGATTGAGTTGTCAAACTTTCCGTGGATTAGCCCTTTTTGGTTTCTGACGGCGTTATAGATCATGTAATAAGCAGTGCCGTTCGTCGGGCAAAATGATTCTTTTCCAGCTGGAATAGTTTCACGTAAATTACTCACTTTTTAAGAGCCTCAAGTTCAGGTTTGATGGCCACCGCCCAATTCTCCGGGTCGATGAACTGAGCGAGGGTTTCTTCTGGCAGCGGCCATTTCTGGTCGGCAGTCACCCATCCTTGTTCCAAAGCTATCTCCATGAAATCTTGATGGCTGAATCCACTGGCTACTAGCAGTTTTGTGATCGACAGCAGATTTGGAGGCGTCTCAGAAGAAGGGTATTCTTTTTTCTTCCGAGTCAGTTTTTTTTTGGAAGGATTTTCGGCGGTAGGTGGTTCGGGAGTCAGACCTTTCTCAGTCGGAGGCTCAGTCTTAGGAACTTGAGCGCGAGCTATAATCTGTGGAAACGCTTCCTCGACGGTCTGCTCTTTATCCTCGATTGCGTTGCGTAGGCCGATCAACGTTTCGAGTTCGGCAAGTCCGATTTCCTCAATTCCGGTTTTGCCGATTGCAGAAAGTACTCGCTTATCGTTCACGCCTAATGCCGCGAAATTTTGCAACATTGCTGTCCGTCGTTCAACCAAAGTCTTAATATCTCCGACCGCCGCTTTCTTCGCAGCCGAGAAAATCGGTTTGATGAACGCGAACGGCACGACCTTGAAAACGGCGTTGCGCGCCGCGATTGCGCAAGCAGCATTGCCAGTCACTACCTGCATATCGTCGGAATACGTGTGACCGTTGCGGTCTGTAATCCGGCGTTGGACTTCCACCTGGCTCATCACGTTGGATTCAAGATCAAAGCAGTAGCCTTGCGCGGTGATAACCTTTTTGTCGTTGCTGATTACTCGGGCGCCGTAGCGTAGGTTCCCGAACGAACTGACCGCGATTTCCGCGAGCCGAATCGTTGGACCTTCAATGTTCCTTCCCTGTCGGTTCAGGCGATAAAAACAACTCGCCGCCGTTTCCTGGTCGAGCGTGGCGAGGTCGAGCATTTTCTTTTTCACGACTGCGAGGCTTCGTGGATAACGCTTCGCTGTTGCGATCTGCATATCAATGTTAGCACGCTCAAGAGATTCGAGCGCGGTCGGCGTGGTTACGATTTCAAAGTTCGCTATTTCTGATTTTTCTTCATTCATGGGTTTGTGTCTTTCATTGAATCTGCGATCCGCTTTATGCTTTCCAAACTAACGAATGGGAAATAGAGTTGGCCTTGTTCGCTCTCGCAAAGTGCCTTGAACTGGTTGACCTCGATTGACTCTTTTCCGTGTCTGCGTGCTACGTTGTCGAACCATCCGAATTGGTGATCGTGCTTGCGGAGTTTGAGTTTTGGCCGGTTCAGATCGTCGGTTACGACATCTCCGGTCTTCGTGAACTTTGGTTGCAAATGTTCAAGCTCATGGTCAATGAGAGCGTCCTGTTTTTCTGTTGAGAGATTCGGCCAACGATCACCGTCAATGACAATCTCGCAGTCTCCGCGCTCCATGAGTCGTTCTTTTGGTCCTAGGATTCGCGTGAGTCCGAGCGCGGCATAGCCGTTGTGCTTTAACGCTGGACCGACAGGAACGCCATCGTCGTTAAGTGTTGAGTTGGCGAAGATGAAATCAATTCGCACGCTGTTATTGTGAAGGTCGAAGTGATTTTTCTCGATTAACGCTCTGGCTTTTTCAATCACTTCTCCGGGTGCTTTGGAATAAATGGCTGACATAAGACCTCCAGATTATTTCAAAAGAAAATGCTTGTCAAGCCCTGATTTTACTTTAGTTTACCAAAATAAATGAGCAGGAAGATGGTAAAGATTCGTCCGTCAGATCATCGTAGGCTTAAGGCTCGTGCTAGAGCCAACAAGCGGACGCTGGAGTACCAAATCGACGAAGCCCTGCGCATCTACCTACGATCAATCAAGGAGGCGCCGGATCCAAAATGAAATGGATCTGCAAATATGCTTGGGCGATGTGGATTTCTATTTGCCTGTCTCTTTTAGGTTGGAATCTATTTACGTGGCAGTTCTATGCTGTCTTCGTTCCTCTCGTAATTTTGGTTTCGATCCACGATGATACTTTGAACGTCGGAGTTACCAGTCGGCAGCCGGAGCACTCTGGGGGAACTGAGAAACGGCGCTGAGTCTCTGACGTTCATTCTTTTATGAAATTTGTGCTTTGCTTAGGTCTTCCGATAGCTTGCCTAGCGGGTTTCATCGCTATTTGGGATCAAGTTGGAATAATTTGGAGCATCGTCGGGCTAGCGGTCGGCATCATAATTTTCGCGCTGACATGAAGCGTCCCAAGCAAGAAACGACCGAACGAAGGATTGAACGATACTACTCGCTCAAGGCGTTACTGGATGAATGGGAAACGCAACCTGATGACGTTCAGATCAGGAATCACGCTTACATTCTCAGACTCAAGGCTAAGGTGCGGCAGGAACGCGCGTATATTGAGCACAGAAACGACCCTGCCGCGCATTTATGACCAAAATCGAGTTCACGGTTTTCGGGCAACCGCAAACAGCCGGCAGTAAAAAGGGATTCTACCAGCCAAAACTCAAGCGTGTCATTATCACCGACGACAATAAAAAGTCGCGCTCATGGAAAGAGCAGGTCGCATCGGCAGCGCATCAGGCATACGCGGGACCGCTATTGAGGGAGGCATTGTCCATGACCCTAGTATTCTACCGGGTCCGGCCTAAGGGACACTTCAAATCGGATGGCACGTTTAGCAAGGCTGCGGACTGTCGCCCTAAAACAAGACCGGATCTGTTGAAGCTAACGCGAGCGGTAGAAGATGCGCTGAAGGGCGTGATTTACGTGGACGACGCGCAAATTGTTTCCGAGACATTGCGTAAACGTTGGGGAGAACCATCGCGTGTCGATGTTTTAATTAGTGAGAATCTGGAATGAACTCTTGGGTATTTGCTTTTCGCGTCGAGCCACCTAACTGCACAACAATGGTTAGGTTAAACGGTTGGGTGGCCGACGCCTGGTTTTGTCGATTGCTGCACCAGTGGTTTCATGTGGTTCCCGGTGGTTCGCTTGAGAAAATACCGGAGCCGCAATTCATTTGGTGCTCCGAAGGATACGCGCGCTCGCATCCGAGCAACAGAATCGCGCCCGAAAATTCCAAAAATATTCGACAAAATCGAAAGCCCGTGCAACTCTCACTCTTTACTACTTAGGCCATGCAAATCTTCATTGCGGTGCTCGCTCGGATCGTTGCGTCTCCTTCTCTGTCACGCGGCGGTTGCCTAAGCGAGTTGAGCATCGCAACGAGGATTTGCGAGCGTGGATGACCTGACTTCTGGCGGGGTTCCGCGTCTCAAGGTAAAGCGGGAACAGAATTTGAGCGGAAGTGTGGGTAGCAAAAGTGTAGCGGAAGGCGCCCGCGTAAATGCTCCCGAAGCACAACGCCCCGCTCAAAAGACTGTCCAGAAACCCCAACCGCGTGCGCCTGCGCCAGCTGGCAAGCCTCAACGCGAGCCCGACGCACTGCCCGAAGCGCCAGAGATAGAGAAAGCCGTTCTAGGCGCAATCTTCGATAACGCGGAAACAGGATTTCCAACATTTGAGCGCATCGGCCGCAAAGGTTTTTTCGCTGATCCAGTTCGGCGCGAGATTTACGTGCTCGCGAAGCAGTTCTACGAGGAAAACGGCAAGATTGATCTAATCGGGTTTACATCGGACCTCGACACGCTTGGCAAGCTAAAGCCTTTGGGCGGTCCTGGCGTAATCACCGACCTGTTTACGCAGAATGTCGCGGCGAGTTACCTGGAGTACTACGTCGATCAACTGCGCGAGAAATATGTCCGACGCCAGATTATCCTGCGTTCGTTCGGGCTCGCGTCCAGAGCCAAGAACGCGGATTTGGGCGAGCTACTCGCTGACATGGAGCGCACCGTTGAAGACCTGAAGCTAGCCGGCGGTGGTCCGAACGGCGCTATCAACTTCGATCTGGATGAGCTTTTGGCGTTCGATTCCGCGCACGACCCGAATTGCTTGGTTGGCCGTCGCTTCTTGGTTCGCGGTGGCTCGTGGATGATTGCCGGTCCCACTGGCTGCGGTAAATCGTCGCTCATGATTCAACTGGCGATCTATTGGGCGACCGGGACGCCAATGTTCGGCATGACGCCTGTTCGCGCGCTTAAGACGTTGATATTCCAAGCAGAGGATGATTTCGGTGATGTATCGGAGCAGGCGCAAGGCGTATTCAAAGGCATCCAAGCGTCTGAGGATTTGGACTTGGAGAAGTTCAACGAACAGATCCGCAAAAATCTTATTATCAAACAAGCTCGGGCGATTAGCGGCGACCGCTTTTTGGCTATGTTGGAAGAGTACGTGCACATCTTGAAACCCGATATTGTCGGGATCAACCCGTTATTCGCGTATGCCGGCTGTGATCTTCTCGACCCGTCGGTAGGTACATTCCTCCGGGACAAGCTTTTCGCGCTGGGCGACAAATTTCGGTATTGCTCTGTGGTAATGCACCACGTATCAAAGCCGCCGCGGGAAGGTGGCGATCCGGCGAACACCATGTATCTCGGGTTCGGCAGTAGCGAAGTGCAAAACTCTTTCCGCGCTGTCAGCACGATCACACCCTTGAAAGATCCGCCCGGAACGTGGAAGCTTGATTTTGGCAAGCGAACATTTCGCTCCGGCGCCAAGACTCCCGCCGGAGAGTTTACCGACATTGTTTATATGGAACACTCAAAGGAAGGCATCTGTTGGAACCAAGTCGAGGAGCCTGAAACGGAGTCCGGCCGCGCAGAGGATATTCTGCTTCAGATGGACTTCGTGGAACCGATCAAGGCCAGTTCGCTTCAACGCAAAATGAACGCCGAATTTGGGATGGCAAAACGCACGTTTTTCAGGCATTGGAAGGCGCTAAAAAAGGCTTCCAAAATCAAAGAAAAAGGCCAAGGTTGGGTGGCGATTGGTGATACATAGGATTTGTAATTTTAGCGGCGGCCTGTGCTCTTTCTTTGCCGCCAAACGCGAAGTGGATCAATTTGGACCGCTTAACTGTACGCTTTTATTCGCCGACACACTCGTTGAAGACCCTGAACTTTACGCCTTCAACGAGAAGGCCAGTAGTTTTCTTGGGGTTCCGATCACGCGCGTTTCAGCAGAATTAACTCCGTGGCAGTTATTCAGAAAGCAAAAGATGATTGGCAACAACCGTTTTCCGATCTGTTCGATTTACTTAAAACGAGAGTTGTTGGATGCGTGGATGGTTGCTAATTTTCAGATGAACAGACACGAACGAGACTACTTGCTTCCAAGCGCCAGCGTGTCGATAGGTTTTGACTGGACAGAAGAACATAGAACAAATGAGATGCGCGAGTCTCATCCAACATGGGAAGGTTCGGGCACCAATGCAGGAAGGTGAGATTTGGGACAAATGCCGGATGCAACGAGAAGCGGAGAGCCTTGGCTTCGTGACACCAGAACTTTATAGGCTTGGGTTTCCTCACTTCAACTGCGGTGGTCGATGCGTGCGCGCTGGAATAACCCATTGGGTTCATCTCTACCACACTAGGCGCGCTGCGTTTGAAGAGTGGGAAAATGAGGAATGGAGCACCGCCGAATACCTGCGAAGCTTGTCAATCGAACCGCTTTCAATGCTCAAGGATCGCAGAAACGGCGAGACAAAAAATCTGTATCTCCGTGATTTGCGCGCCCGCATTGAGTCAGGGGAAGAGTTCAGCAAGCATGATTGGGGAGGTTGTGGATGCGGAGGAGCGACGGCAAAATAGTGTGATTTTCCGCGTATTTAGTATCCATTTAGTGCCACTGGTGCCACGTGGTGCCACTGCCAAAAATGGGTTGGTGCCAAGGTGTTACTAAAGTAAAGAGTAGTGGCACTAACTTCTGTGCCAGTGTCAGTGTCACATTATTGGTGCTGTACGTACAGTGAATTGTCCGCCTACGATGCCAAAGGCTTCGCTTCGCTCAGACCGCTCTTTGGGGAGCGGTTTCCCTTTGTCACCTTCGGCTCAATCTCTTCCTCCGACGGACACTCGCAGTTGACCTTGTCGCACACCATACAGGCTTCGTCGTGGTCCGGCGGTCCCGGCTCGTCGGCGGGATCTATGCCGTCCCAGTGTTTGACGCTCTCTGGCGCTTCGTAGTATCTCATTGTTTTGGCTCCGCCTTTCTGAGTTCCGATATTTTCCGTTCTGTCCGATCCACAGCATCTCGCCATGCAAGCCAATCGGAGCGTCGGATATGCCTGCCAACGCCGCCGCCGTGCCCGCTACGAATCCACGCAAGACCGCCGAACAGAATCAACGCTACTGGCAAGACAAGCCAACTCATTTTTCCTCCTTCTGCCAGTCTGCGAGCGCTGCCCTTGCTGTATCCTATCCGTTTGCGTGAAGTTTCCCTGAGAATGGTCCGGGCCTGATCAGCTAGCTCAGCCGTGGCCCATTTGTGGAACATCCGCAGTCCCGAAACTTCGGAACGTAATCGAGTCAATTCGCGTCGTTCTTCCTCGTTCATATCACGACCAAGAATGTTCGGCGATTCTGTCCACCTTGAGGGAACATGTAGTCGCAGCACGCTCCGCGTCTATCTTACGAGCAAAGCGTAGGGCTTCGTTATGATCTTTCGTCCATTTCCAATGGCCATTGCAGATCGATAAGTAGCTAGGGGCGTAGGACATTCCATGTTCTATAAGCCAACCTGTTTCTACACGACTGGCATCATATACTCCTGTCCCACTTTGCTCCGCTCTCCTTCGGCCTTCATCCATCTTGGCACGTATTTCGGGTGTGATTTCACTTTGGTCGAACGTCGCGCACTTAAACGCCTCCCGATTCGATAGTTCACCGTCGCAACGGTGCTGTTCGCAATGCTCCTGATAATCGTCAGGGTCAACGAGTTCGTCGCAAAGGTCGCATTTCATAATTTTGATTAAAAGTCGGCATCGTCCCAATCGACTTTGGCATCCTTCCACTCAGAAGCTCCGCCCAAGTCATCGAATAACGCTCTGGCGCGAGAAGCCAAAGCCAACGCCGCCTCTCGTTTCTCTACGGCCTTGTTATATGACGTTTTGTATCGCTCGATGACTTCCTCGCGCGTTCCAACACAATGTCCGTAATCACGCTGCCAATGATCGGCATCAAGCCCCTCCATTTTAAGCACCTCGGCGTGCATCCTCTTGATTTCATGTTCACTATCAACGCACAGGGTTCTTACCGGCTTCATGCCTGCTAGGATTTTTTCCATTCCTAACACAGCAATGGTTGCGCTTTTGCCTTCTGGTATCTCGGCGGTTAGCTCATAGCGGACGTGCTCGTAATTGCCGAGATTATAGAGCCGCCCGATTGTGATTTTGGTGATGTTCATAGTTTATTTTTCAAAGTAGCCCACTACCCGCAATTAGCGTTTTCGATTTCGCGCAACGCTTCGGCCAGTTTTGCGGCGTGATTGCGAAGCCAGTCGTAATCCTCGCGGGTCACGACTTCGACAGGCTTTCCCGATGCTGGATGATAAGTGAGCCAGCCTTCGCGCGCATTTGGCGCCGGGAAGTGGCGTTTCAGCGGATGGTTAAGCGACTCGCTAGAGTGGCCTGGCGCGTTCCTGTGGCTTCGCTGGCGTGACTTTTGGCTGTCTTTTGGGTCTTGGGTAGGGTTGGTCGTCATTTTCAAAGCGTCGAGGATTAACCTAATGGCCTCCGCCTCTACTTCTCTCGGATGAATGTCAAACTCTCGGCTGTGATATTGTGAATAGAGGGAGGAAAGCTCGATTTCCAAATTGCGCGCGATGGCTTCATTCGGTCTGGTCGTCATTTTAGAGCCTTCTCGCGCTCGATTTTAGTCGTACCACATGACGCGCAATGCCATTTGCCGCGCACTAAGACGGCGGCGGTATCGCAGCATCGGTCGCACCAAGCGTTATCGACGGGAACTTTGCCGATCTTCTGTTTGTCTGCCCATAGCTTTCTCATTTTAGAGCCTTTCTGTTCGCGGGAAACTGCTTTCAATAACGCGGTCAGCAATCCAGGCGCGCGTCCGGGCTAGGTCTGCTTTGGTCGTCATTGGCCGATTGTAAAGCCGCATGTGCAATGCGAGGAACGGTATCGGCGTGCGTTTCTTGGAGTTTGGGCGCGATTTGCGCGCTTTCCATTTGGATTCGTCGCGTGTTCTCATTCTGGTTTCCTTTCGATTAGCTTTGACAGGTCGCGTTGGTTTTCCATGCCGTAATTGTCAACGTCGGCGTCGAGTTCTAGCAGTTTCCCGCACTCAGGGCAGAATTTCATTTTCTCGTAGCTTGCGAGTTCGACTTCGGCAGAGCAATTTGGGCATTCGTAGTATCGGCTGCTCATTGCTTTTTTCTCCTTCCTGCGAGCATTGCAATCACTCCGGTGATGTAACCGATCAACCAAAAACTAGACGGATGTGAGGCAACGTGCGCGCCGTCTAAACAAGCGCCAGTTATGAATCCGACGATTGTGATAAAGACGTATAAAAAGATTTCGAGAACGATGGTTGGAAATGCTGGCGGGTTATTCATATTTTTCCTCCGATCTGTTTAGTTTTTGGCGGGTTATTGGCAATTCCTCGGTGCCATATTTCTTTCTTCTCGTGGTCACTTACCAACTTCGGCGGGTTAAATCCCCGGTCGGTAGGTTTGCGTGTCAGAAGCGGGTTTTCGGGTCTGATTGCCGGCGCTCCGCATTGCTGTCGGATGCGCTCCTGGAACTCGGCAACGGTCATTGTCTTAGGCCAGCGCGTTTTCATTGTTCGGAACGTTCTTTTGCTTGGAGTAGCAGAAGCTCCAAATCTCGTCGCATTGGATACGCGTGCAGGGCAGATCGCGCATGATGTTATCCGCGAATCGCTCGCAAGCCTCGCCAATTTCGACAGCCAAACGGCCTACGGTTTTCTTCGCAAGGCCAGTCATTCGGCACGTTGCGCGCTGTGAATTACCTTCGACAAGGCAGGCAATCGCCCGCGTCCGATCTTCGGTGGATAACCTGTTCATTTGCGATCTTTCAGCCAATCTTCCACCGTCAGCGTGAGATTTTCCGCCCGCGTATTCCATTCTTCGGCGGTTAAGTTCGCAGCCGTAGGCCGCGCAGCTTTCGGTTGGACATCCAAAGTGGCCGCGCCAATGGGGAGATTCCACCGGAGCAATCTGGCAATAGGGACACTTTTTTATTGGTGAAAGGCTGGTAAGCGACCGTATAACACGGTAGTGGTCCGAAGGGACGGAATTACCTTCCCGCGCGCGAAATTCTGCAATAGCTGTGTGGAATCGCTTCGCTATGCGTGGATCACCATGCCGCTCCGCTATGATTTCGGGGTTATGCAGCGTGTCAAACTCGGCGTCTTGAATCGCATCGGCAATCATGCTCTCAGTTGGGGTGTCGCAACCGAGTTTCTCGGCTTGCTTGAATAGCCTGGCCGCTCGCTCGAATGATGTTAATGGTACACTCATGGCAGATTGTCTGTTTGTTCAGGCTCAAGGTTCAGGAGTTGACTCCCATTTCGAAATTGTATTAACGATGTCATTAATTCGTTGTTCTTCGCTCAACCATGTTCGCAGCGCGTATCGAAGACATGTAGTGGCCGTATCCTTAATGGCTTGTGCCCTCGCGACTGCTATTTGCATTTTCGATTGCGAGTCATGATCGTATCCTTTTGGGAAACACACTTGGGCAATCAGCACCCATCTCAAGGCAGGTTTTTTCCCTGCTTGTGTGGATCGTCGATCCGGTCGTCACATGGCCCGCTCGCTTATCCCAAGCCTCGGCAGCAAAAGTTTCTTCGCATCGCATACAGTCTTGCTCGCTCGGCGCATTGCCCAAGCCCGTTACCGTCTGATCGAATGGGCGATCTTTTTTGTTGTCCGTGACAATGGATGTTCCGCCGCGCGTATGGCACCATTGCATTTTTACTGTCTGTGTTTTCTCTGTCATTGGATTAGCCTTTCCTAAGTGAATCCGCGAATTGTAAGCGGTTTAATTGTTCTCCGACCCAGATTCGCAATCACCGAGCCGACGCTTGGCACGTTGTAGCGGACTGCCACTACGCGATTGCGAATACTGAATATCTCGCCGTAATATCTCTTGCCATCGAAAGCATCAAACGAAACGCAAGAGCCGACGTTTCGCTTCGTGAATCTCTGTCTCATTTGCCTATGAGACTACATGCGAAACAGTTTCGTTCAATCTTTATTTTCACCTTGAGCATACTTTTTTCGCATACTCAATTTGCGCGATTTCACGCTCGCCTTGTTCGCTCGGCGCCGTTGATCGACCGCCGCCGCGGTCATTGTCTTTTTGCGCTTCCCTAGCTCCCGCATCGCCTCTCTAATCAGTTCTTGCGTTTCCATTATCTGCGAATCCGTTTCGCTCACTCTGCTTGACAACCACGCCGCGTCAAGCGTTCATTCCTTCTCGTGGTTAAAGCGCTAAGCACCGCAGAATCACCGCGACCGTATAAACAACGTCAACGCGAGTATGCCGCTCAGCTGCGCTTGCAAGGTTTCAGCCTTCGCAAAGCTTCAGCAATCGCCAAGCTCTCAACGTACACGGTCCAACGTCTAACCGATGCAGAATATGATGAGGCACGCGAACACATTCGCTCGCAGGCAACGTTGAACGCAAAAGGGAGCGCGATAGAGTTGGCAACGAGGATAGAGAAGGCACCGACCGCAGTTCTTAACGCAATGTTCGGCGTTGCGGTGGACAAGATCTTGGCCTTGTCCGGCGATCCAGTAATGACGATACGCCATGAGCACCTGCACGCTAACCTGAGCGACCATGACATGCTTGAGGCAATGCTAGCCAGGAAAGCGCAACGATTAACTCCGCCGAGCCCGCAGGCCAACGGTGCGTAAGTGCTTACTGATCTTGGCTGATGTTATGCGCAAGTCGTTGCGCTAGTGATGGTTGGAGTTTACTATTTGTGGGACGGCTCTGAGGTGCTTTACATCGGGTCGTCGATCAACGTCGAGCGACGAGTAGCAAAGCACGCCTACAGTGGCCTAGACTTCGCTGGGTACTTCTGTGATCCATGCCGCAAGCGTGAGCTACGCGACCGGGAAGCAGCTGCGATCCGAGAGTTTCGACCATTGCTCAACGAACAGATGGTTGCAGACCTCCGGGGGGGCGGTCGCGCGCACGTCACGCGGGCGCTGTTGCCTCACCGTTCAGTGCGGGAGAAATTTTGCGAACAAAAAAAGATTTGCCTGTAAATTCTTTATGCGTAGCGTTACGCAATGAATGAAACTGACTTGGACTGGAAAACGGCGAAGCAACATTTCGATGAAGTGCGTAGGCGTTATCAGGATTTAGAGGGTATGCCGGGAGTGAACACGTCACTAGCTCTACGCTTTACATTCGATCCGCTTTCCGTGCGATTTAACAAAGGTGAACGAAGCGAGGAGCTTTTTAACGAGATGTCGAGCGTGGAATGATGAAGGCAAAGAAGAACGCGCACGCTGTGGCGATGGGGCGCTTGGGTGGTGCGGCGGGGAAAGGATCTAAGGCTAGGGCGAAGGCTGCGAGGAACGCGGCTCAAGTTCGGTGGCGAGCGGCGAGGAAGGAGAAGGTATGAGTGCTGAGAGCCAATTTGAGATGTTAGCGTTTGAAATGCAGGATGACTTAGAGAAGCACGAGCCTTGTCGGGTGATATTGAGCACGACGTTTTGGTGTTGGCTATTGTGCAACACATTTTTGCTATGGAAATGTGACGGGGTTTGGTGGATGGACAGGTCGCGTGTGGAAGTGGTGGAGAGCAGTCGTATGGGGTATGTGATGGTGGTATGAGCTGGTTACGCTGGTGTCAGATAGCTTTAGCTTTTGCGATAGTGTTGCTACTTATCTGGTTGCCTTGGGTTCGGGTTTTGATGTTGATACTTTTATATTTGGAATGGTTTTTTAACTACAGGCAGCGATGAACGAAGCTATCAGCGAAGAAGCGTTGCGTAACATGGAGTTGGCGTTTGCTTCTCGGTTTCCTGTGGAGAAAGCGTTGGAGGGCGGTGCTGACGCGGAGGATTGGGAAGCGATCATCAAAGAGCGAGCGAAGCAAGCGATCTTGAATCCGTACACGTATGGGTTTCGGAATCCTGTGTGGGAGAAGGCAGAGGAACAGATGTCGGAGTTACGAGGGAAGTTTCCGAAGGGGGTTGTTTACCTAATCATCCTTGGGGGGCACAGGAGTAGTAAGAGCGCGTTTGCTGCGCCGTATGTTACGCGGCAGTTAGCTACTAAGGACGGGCAACGCTGGTGGTGTGCGGACGCGACGGAAGCGGCGAGCAGGGACAATCAGCAGCGGTATATCGAGAACTCGTTGCCTGTGGGATGGAAGCCTGGAGAGACAGGCACGCTTAACAAGAGGCGCACAAAGTTTACCAAGGTGCGGTTCAGTCAGTCCGGTGGATTTACAGAGAACGCGATGGTGCTACCGAACAAGAGCGAGTGCCGGTTCAAGTTTTACGAACAGAAGTTGGGGACGTTGCAAGCGGTGGCGCTGGACGGATTTTGGGGAGACGAGTTATTGCCGTTTGAGTGGATCAAGGAGATTGAATGGCGGTTGGTAGAGAGGAATGGGTTGTTCCTGATTACGTTTACGCCTTACGAAGGATACACGCAGACGGTCGGACATTTCTTGGATGGTGCGACTGTGTTAGAGGAAGTTGAAGCTGACCCGTATTTGTTGCCACTGAACGCGGATAGCGAGCGCGGCGCGAAAGTCCATCGGGTATTGCAATGCTCTAATCCTCGAGCGCGCGTGATCTACTTTCATTCGAGCGACAATCCTATCTTCGGAAATTGGGAGGGTGTTCGACAGAAAGCGAAAGGGCAACCTGAGCACGAGATCAAGATGCGCGTGTACGGGATGGTGAGCAAAGCCGCGTATGCGCAGTTTCCGTTCTTCAGCGATTTGGTTCATGTGTGTCGGTCTGAAGAGATCCCGAGTGTGGGCAGCAACTTTTTATTTGTCGATCCGTGCGACGGCAGGAATTGGTTCATGCTATGGATACGAATCACCGACGATGGCAAGTGGTGGGTGTATCGTGAATGGCCTAGCCACGGACATCCTTCTGCGTACATACCAGGGATAGGCCATCCGGGCCCGTGGGCGATTCCGGGGAAAGCGTTGGACGGGGAGCGCGGACCGGCGCAGGACAGTTTTCAGTTTGGGTTGCGGCAGTACAAAACTGAGATCGAACGGTTAGAAGGGAAAGAAGTAATCGTTGAGCGCCGGATGGACATACGTTTCGGGAACACGCCGATTACAGAGATTGACGGGAGCCGAACGTTAATCGAGCAGATGGAAGAACAAGGGATGATATTCGAGCCTGCGGTAGCGCACGAGATTAAAGCGTCAACGACGTTGGTGAACGAGTTGTTGGATTACGACCGGGAAAGTGTTGTTGGGGAATTTTCGAGTCGGTTAGCGCGGGTGAACCAGCCTCGGTTAAAGATTTCAGTTGAATGTCCGAACACGATATACGCATTAAAGACGTGGACAGGGAAAGACGGGAATAAAGGCGCGACGAAAGATCCGATTGATTTGCTCAGGTATGCGGCGGCGAGCGACATAGATTTTATCGGGGAAGACGCTTACAGTTGGAGAAGGTTTTAGGAATCTATGGAAGAAGAAACTAAAGTGATAGGTAAAGAGGCGTGCTTAAAATACATTAACGAAATGGAACTAGCAGCGTGTTCAGTCTGCGGTAGAAAAACATGGAGCCCTAATGAAGTAGAACTAACTTGCCGTATGCCGCAACCAAACGGATCGGTGTGTTTAGGGAAGATGAAACGACGCAATTCTTTAGTTGCGAGTAAAGAGAACAGGCTGTAAAAGGGGAAAGCAAATGGGCGACGGATCAGAAGGCCAGCAAAGCAACGTGACAAGCTTATTGTCGATGCCGAGCTTGGATTTCTTAAATCCGTTTGCTGCGCGCCCGACCCCAACGCCTGCTTCAACTCCAACGCAGAATTTGAAGGACGTAGATCCAAGAATGATTACTCGACCGGGTAACGTTGACCCCGGCATGATTAGGCAACCGGACATTCTACAACTCTTGAAAGTGGATGATCGCACCGACTTGAATAGAGACATCGAGAGTTCGTTTTACGGCGGCGGCGCGCAACAGGCAACGCCTACTCCTACTCCGAGCGCCACGCCTAAGCGATGGTTGTGGGACGTTTAAGTTATGTCTGACCAATCCGACGAACGGCTTGAGCAGGTTCAAACGCCGAATCTGAAAAAGGTCGTTGCCGAAATTAACGACGCTCGCGCTGATTGCGATGCGTACTGGCAGGACGCTCAAAGCGCGCACGGCTATTTTCATTGTCACTGGAAAGGGCAACACGAAGATCGCTGCAAACATTCCGACGGCGAAGAAGAGGCGTTTCCGTGGGACGGCGCGAGCGATGCAAGGGTGCGCGTTGTGCAACCGCTAATCCGCGAGCACGTCAGTTTCGCGCTATTCACTTTCTTGCGCGCCAAAGTGCAGATGCGCGCGATGCGCCCATTGACTGAAGGACGGATAAGTAACGTTGCTGAGAAGTTGTTGAAGTGGCGCATTTACACGCACATGCGCCAGGAACTTTTAACCGAACTGCCGTTGGCGTACACATGGATGTTCACGCGCGGGCTCGTGGTAATCGGGATTGAATGGGAACAGCAACGCACAATAGAAGAAGTGCCGGTAAGCGCGCAGGACGCGCAACTGTTGTTTCAAGAAATGGGTGCTGAAGATCAGTTGCTAGAACTGTTCTCCGACGCCGATCCGTCGCCAACGCTACTTGATTTCATCCAGAGTTTTTCTCCGATCATTAATCGGGATAGAGCTCGTAAAATCCTTAGCGAACTCCGGCGCGATTTACAGACGACAGTGCCGATAGTTTTCCTGGTAGAGAACAAGCCGAAGTGGACTGCGCTACGCATGGTGCATGACGTTCTACTCCCATCTAGCGCAAGTTCGATTCAGTCCGAGCGTTGGATTAACCGACGCGAACTTGTCACCGAAAGCGAACTGACTGACCGGATTGAAACGGAGAATTACGATCCAGATTTTGTGACCGAAGCGATAAAGAAAAAAGGAGAGTTCGCAGGGTGGCATGTCAACGATAGGTTCAGCGCGACAGCTATCGGCGGTGAACGCGATTTAATTGAACTCCAACATTTTTATTCCCGGCGCCTGGTCAACGGAACACCATGCGTTTACCGCACAGTGTTCTCCGAGTCGGTGATGGGCATTAAGACTGACTTGTGCGCATTGCATCAGGTGCATCCGTACAAACACAAGCAATATCCGTTCGTGCTCTGGCGTTGGCAGGCAGAGCACAGAATGTTGTTGCACGAGCGCGGCATCGCGCATGAAGCGTGGAGCGACGAACAGGACATCAAAAAGCAACAGGACGGATTAAACGACCGCAGCGATTTAATCAATCGCCCGCCGATGTTCATTCCATCGTTGCGCTACGAAGCGTTAAAAGGCCGGTTCAAGCCTGGACATTACCTTGCGATCAATCGACCGAATGAATTGACATGGCCTCCCTTGCCGCCGTCCGATCAAACACCGCTCAAAGTAATGGAGCTAGTTAAAACCAGGTTGGACGAACGCTACGCGCTTTTCGGTCCCACAGTTGATCCCGCGCTAAAAGAAATCCGGCGCGAACATTTAGCAGGTCACATGCTCGCGCAATTCGAGCAGACCCTTGAACAGACGTGGCAACTACAACAGCAATACGAGACGCAGGCTGAAGTCGAACGGGTAGCGGGAAAAAGCGAACTCAAATTTCCAGCGAGCACGAAAGACATTCAGGGGCGCTACGAAATCAGCGCAACGATTGATACGCGGATGCTGAACGAAGATTACGCCGAGCACAAGATTGATCTGATAACGCGCGCAATGGCGTTCAAGCAGGAAGGCTTACTGTTCAAGATGGCGGTGGAACTTATTGATCCCGACGCGGCCGACGCCATCGCACAAGATCAGGCTAGCCCCGAAGCGATGGAGAAAGAGCGCAAGGATGAGAAGCACGCTTTCGGACTGATGATGGCAGGAGTCGAGCCAGATCTGCCGATGATGGGCAACCATCAGTTGCGCCTGCAAACAATGCAGCAATTACTTTCGCAACCGAACATGCCGCAACGGTTGCAGAGTTTGCCGGACAGCCAGAAACTTATTCAGAACCGAGTACAATTTTTTCAGAGGCAGATTCAGCAGTTTACGCAGAACCCTGCGATTGGTCGCGCATTGACAGGCAAAACTTTCCAGCCACAGCAAGCTCCTGACGTGGCGATGTCGTCTAATGGGAGCGAGCAATAAAATATGAAACCAATCGAGTTCAAAGAACAAACCTGTATCTACGCAAAAAACCAGCCACCGTACCTGCCATTGCCAGTTCATAAAACAGATGACGGCGACTGCACGTCGTGCTGGAAGTTAAGTTGGAGCGAGCGCATTAAAGTTTTGTTCACTGGCAGAATTTGGTGGACACAACTTACATTTAATCACCCGCTACAGCCGATTCGACCAAGTGCCGATTATCCGTTCGTAGAGCTATAATGGCAGCATCGAAGCCTAGCAAAGTCCGAGTTTACGCAGTTAAACCGCTCAGTGAATCGGAACTGGACAACGGCTTTGCAATTTCAGCGGAGCATCCGTTTTACAAATCTGTTGTGTGGCTTCTGACCTGCACACGCGAAGAACAAATTGCGTTGGCTGCAACGCTCAACGAGCAGGAAAAAACTCACGCAGCTAGCGCGGCGCTCGGTGGCGCGGATATTTTAGGGACACTGATTTACGATCTGGAATCGAAACGTAAATCTGCGGAACGAAAAACTAACGCTTAGAATTTCGCCTCAGTTGTTGTGCGCAAAAAACTTCAAGCACGTCTCGCAACCGTTTTCTGCAATCTACGCGATCCGAGTTGGGTAGCGAATAGTACATCGTTTTTAGAGAGAACGTGACCGGCAGTTGGACTACGTAAATTCGCTTCTCGTACACTAGCGGCCGTTCCACGTACGGAGATAATTACTAATCAAATGGCTTTGTCAACTCCGGGGATTGCTGTTATCGCGCTTGACAAATGACTGAAGGAACGTTGGCAGCGCAAATCTTGCAGGACATAAAAGACGATCCCGAGATTGTCGATCAAGCGCAGGAAACGGAAACTCCCGAAGCCGAACAAACGCCGGTAGCTGAAAAAGAGGAAACACCTGCTCCTGAAGGCACGGACGTAGTTGCTGAAGAAACCGAAACGCCGCCTGCTGCCGAATCAAAACCTCCCACGGTCGAAGATCAGCTTAAAGGTCTGACTGAAATCGTAACCAATCTGCGGCAGGAGTTGGCTGCGCTGAAACCTCAAGCGCCGGAACCCGCTGCGCAGCCGGCTCCCCGTTCTATTGATCCAACGGTTTCCGGTGATCTTCTCGACGGCGTGTACGACGAATCCAGTCTGCAAATGGCCGAGAAAGATTGCGAAGCACTCGTTGAATTTGCCGAGACTCACCGGGACGGCGCATACGATTACGAAGTGCGCGATTCTAAAGGGAACGTGACCAAGAAAGATTTCACACCCGAACAGGTGACAAACATCAAATTGCGTGCTGAATCGGCGCTTCGCGCCATCCCGAAGCGCCGAGAGTACCTGACTGTCCGGGCGCAATGCGATGCGCGCGCCGTCGAGATTTATCCCGAGCTTGCCAAAAAAGAATCGCCGTGGCGGAAAGACGCTGCGCAACTTCTGGCGTCCGTACCGCAGCTTGCTAATTCTCCTGACTTTATGATTTGGATCGGTCACGCGCTCCGGGGGCGCGCCGAATTTTTGAAAGAGCAAGCCGGAAAGAAGAACGGCAAAACATCCGAAGCCGTATCGAAAATCAAAGCTGCACCGCAAGAAGTCGCTCCGGCAGTCGTGAGCACCCGCGGGACAATCGAGAAAAGCGCAGCGCACAAAATCGAATCATCCAGGAAACGTCTGCAAACAGAAGGCAGCGAAGAAGCCGCCGAAGAACTCTTAGCGGCAATGGGAATCTGATAAAACAAGGAGAACAACAACCATGCCAGCAGTAACAACCAAAGACGAAATCGTGAGGGAGGACATTAGCGATGTCTATCTGAACATCGACGCGCGCGACACGCCTCTTCTCAAAGATTTAAGACAAGGCGAGCGCATCAAGAACGTCGATCTGTTTTCGTGGGAAGTAGAGAAGTACACCGACAACTACGACACGGTAGGTATTCCCGAGAACAAGGACGCCGATCAATTCGAGGGGAACAAGCAGTACCAGCTTTACAATCGGACGATGAAGTTTTGGGGTTTGCCCCACGTCACGATGGAATCCAATGACATCAACGTGACGGTCGCGGACTTCGGAAAACAGCGAAAAGAGATCGTCAACAAAACGGTCGAAATGAAGCGCAAAATCGAGAAGCGCATCGCGTCAGATAACGATAGCAAAACCGACGACGGCGTAGCGCAGGGACGCGAGTTCATGGGGCTCGGCCGTATCATCAACGACACCACCAGCATCGGAAGCTCAAACGCCGCACTGCCTTTCGGGGATACGCAGACCTCCATCAATCCACTTTTCCGAACGCCTACTGCGCAGATTTACGTTGGCCCGTTGACCGACATTAACGGCTCCGGGGAAATCACGCCTACCTTCAGTGAAGCCGTTCTGATAGCAATGGTAAAAAGCCGATTCGACAACGTTGGGCAACAGACCGATCTGACCTGCTACTGCGATTCGACTCTGAAAACGCATTTCAGCAAATATCTTTCCGGGCGGTACGAAGAGAACGTCCGAGGATACACAGCGGTCGCACGCACTCCGCAGGAAGCGATCACCATGAAAGAGTACGCTCTTTACGGAGCGGACATCCTGAAAACCGATTTCGGCGTGATTCAGGTGAAGCTGATGAGTTTCATGCCGCGCAGACCTAGCACTGTCGTAACCGACCCTAGTGCGGTCGCCGGTCGAGGATATTTCCTCGACATGACGAAGGTGGCGATTCGCCCGAGCGGAAAATGGCTGACTTACATGCCGTTGGAAGACAAAGGCGCGGGACCGCGAGGACTGATTCAGTCGTTGCTCGGACTCGCCTACGGCGATCCACGGGGCCACATGAAAGTTGACCCGAACGTTTTGCAGACAACCAGCACTTAAAGGAGAAATAAGACAAATGTACGTACATCCACAGGTTCACGAAGAAATAACCAGTAGCAAAGCGAACCTCATCGCAATCATTAAGTTTGACGATTTGACCGATGCTGTTGCGAGTGAAGCACAAACTCTCACGCTATTCACTTTACCAGTAGCCGCGCTGGTCAAGCATGTCACACTGGAATTGCCAACCAGTTTCCAAAACGCTGTTGCTGCTTACGATTCGGTCACGGTGCAAGTAGGCACAGACGATGACGATGACAATTTCCTGACCGCAACACAGATCGACAACCGGAGTGGTAGTCCGGCAATTTTCCCGATCTACGACAGTGGAGATGCGTTCCCTTTCAAAATCCTCGCGGCGCATCCGAAGGTCGTCGCCACGTTCACGCCTAAGTCAACGTATAAATTAGCGGATCTGACCGGGGGCGAACTTCGGTTGCTATTCGACATCTTCATTCCTCAAACCGGGACTTAAGATCATGCGTTTCAAAGCTCCGTTCATTCTCATCGTAGGGGTTGGAATACCGCTAATGCTATTCGCGCAAACGAACCACATTTTTGAAGGGGTGAACGGTACGCACATCGGTCAGAAAACAACTGACAAAATCGGGTATTGGGGTGCGACACCGATTCCGAAGCCGATCATAACTGGTTCATTGACGGCCGCCAGTTTGGAAGCCGCATTAGCCTCTGCTGGACTCGTTGCAACTGCAACCCCTTCAGCCTCATCCACTGCCACTGCAACAGCAACGCCGACTCCCTAAGTGAATGAGAAAGTTGGCGATCCTCTTTCTGTTCAGATAGCGTTAATGCTACGCAGCGCGGGTGTTCAAGACCCGATCGTTGAAGATTGGGTGCTTCATTCCAAGTGCGATGAAGCGCAAGCTTGGCGAGATTTTCTTAAAGCTCTCGCGGTTTACGAGCAAGAAGCTGCGATAAAACGCCAACGGGAATTGCGCGCGGCCGCTATTGAACAGGAGAAGCTAAAGAAACCCGGACAGATCCGAAGGATAGCGGTAGTCGATCCGGTGATCGAAGCGGATTTCACCGCGCGCTACGGACCGGGGCATTGGAACGATCCTGATTGGGTAGCGGACACGAGGCGTAAAGCGCCGGAGCTTTTTGTGGATAAGCCATGATCCTCACAATTCCATTACAGCCGGGAACTGTTCTTGCGAATGTTCGCTACAAATGGCTGGTCGCAGGCGCTTATGGGCCGGAGCAGAGCACAGGGATTACGCAACCTGATGTCACGTTCCCTGAGTTTCGGTTTGTAGCGGAGCCGCCAGATGGCGCAGAGGAAATCGTTGCATACGACGTAACCGACGTTACCAACTGGAATCCTGGCCAGTATCTCCTTGCGGCGGCAGCGGAAGCAAAACTGACGGCATTAGCTGCCGCTTCACGAATACCGATTCTGCCGGGGCGAACGGTTAAGTTCAAATCTGTTTTGGACAGAATAATGCGGCGCACCGGCCTAGATCCTTCGGACTCCGAGATCAATTCCGCTACGGTAAAAAACTTGGTCGAACACATCAACGACCGGGTTTATTCGATGTGGTTTGCGTGGGAATGGCGCTTCATATCGTTACTTGAAGAACGCGCGTGGCGACAGATTTGGCAGGACGATCTGCGATACGACACCGACACGCAGGTTTATTTCGGCGGTGATACCAATACTGACCCCGGATATTATCAGGCTTTGCAACCTGTTCTTGGCGGTACGCCGATTACCGACACGAATTTCTGGCAAAACATCACTCCGTTGCGCGACGTTTACCTTGAGTACGAGCAACCGTTTCAAACGCCCATCGCTCAGGTCACACAGATTTACACCGATAATCCGAGAGATAATCATCGTGCTCGCACATTAGGGTTTCATCCGTCCACACGCGGCATTGACATTTCCTACTGTTCCTGCCCACCAATCCCCACAGTTGCATGGGTGAAATTCAAACCGCCGCCGCCGATTTTCACCATGCTGCCGTACGTCAACAGGACGTATGGAATCGGAGAGCGCGTGTTTTTGCACACCGACGGGAATTGTTACGTCAAGATTTCAGGCACAAACGCAGATCCGCCTCCGAGCGAATCTTGGGCGGTGATCGAGTTCCCTGAAAGATTTCAGCGGTACGTTACGGCCGGAGCGTATGCGGATTTGATGCGCGACATGGAGAAAGGTGTCACCGATTACAGTCAACGCCTTGGCATGGCGCAAATGGCAGAAGCCGAAGCAATGAACATTCTTTTAGCTGAGATAGATCGGGACATGGCTGAAGGTAAGAAGATGTTTTTCAGTATCAAAGCTCTACGGTGCCACAGAAGGGATACAGGCGGAGCTGCGACACCGATCGCTACACCAACGCCGCCAAGTCCGCCGTTGCCATACGAGATTTATTATCCAGACATTGTAGCGTTACGCCGCGCGACAGCTTCCCCTGCGCTGGATGAAATCGTGACGGTAGGTTTGCCGCTGCACCAGGTTGCCAAGATCGTGATTGACCCTAATTATCCGGGACAAGAATTTCAGAACCAGGAATATCGGTTGATGCTGGGGAACGCTGAAGACGATGATCCGGGGCAGGTGCGGCCGCTCGATTACGACAGCACGAGCAACAATAAGTACTGGGCTAGGATTGATTAAATGAAACGTCTAATTTTGCTTTTGATAGTGATTGCTTCGTCTGCGTTGGCGACACCGACTCCCACGCCAACGGCTACCGCGACAGCCAGCTCAACGAATACGCCCACTCCAACGCCTACGGCAACACGCGGCGGATCAAACGAGCCGATCAACATCGACACCAAAAATCATAAGGTAAAAGTTCCCATTCCCGCACCAACGCCTTTGCCGTGGGACATCAATTACGTCGATACCAACACGGTCGGGCTCTTGCATTTAATCACGCTTTACGTGGACGGATCGGGATCGGTGCTCACGACAGGCACGAAAAATCCTGTCAAAATTCCTATCGGCGGTACGCTCCGAGGCTGGACAATGACGTGTAAACCGTCCGGCTCAGTCACCGTGGATATTTACAGGTCAGCGAACGGCGCTGGACTTCCGACTGTGAGTATCGTGGGAGCGGGAACGAAACCTGCGATTGCGAGCAACGTTGAAAACTTGTCCAACGATTTAAGCAGTTGGACTTCAACGATGATAACGCCGGCCGACAATCTAGCTGTGAACCTGTCTGGAATTTCAACCGCGACATACGTAGAGATCACGCTGGCGTTCAAATGAAACGACGCACGCAAACTATCGTGACAGCGCTCGGACTACTAACGGTCGCAGGATCGGTTTATCCCGCAAACCCAACTCCGTTCGCATCTGCTACCGCTCCCAACGGAGTCGGAGTGTCAAATGGTAAGCTATTAATCACCCACAACTGTACTGAAAATGTCGATCAAGTGGATTCTAGTGGTAACGTGACTCTCTTTGCTAATCTCCCGAGTCCTAGTCCAACGCCATTCTGCGGAGAGAAAGAGATTGCTGTAGCTCCTCCTGCGTCCGCATCCGCAACGCCAGCATGGACGCCCGGCACGATTTTTGTAATTCGGGGCAAACAAATCTTTAGAGTATCGGCTGGCAGCGCGACTCTTTTCACTACGGTGACGGATTGCACAGACGACGAATCGGGGATCACGTTCGATCAGGTTGGAACGTTTGGAAACAACATGATCGTGACGTGCCAAGGCGGAAAAGTTGAGAAGGTTTTGTCGAATGGAACTGTCGGTTTGATAGCTGACACTGCTGCGTTTACGCGCGGTCCAGCGGTAGCACCTACCACTTTTGGCACTTACGCCGGTCAGATTCTTGTAGCAGACAACGACAATAGTTGGGTCACGGCGATTGATAATGTAGGCACGATCACTACAGAAATAGTTGATTGGGCTGGCCCCGAGCAACTGAGCGTAATACCGAATCCAATCCTCCCGTTTTACATCGCTGTAGTTGACCTAGATAAAATCTACAAATTTCCGTCAACCGACTTTACCGGGCTTGAAGGGGATGTTTTGGTAACAAGCGAGATCGGTATTGGTACTGGGCGTATTCACTGGAATGGAGGTGGCTACGATATTCTCGCTTTTGACAACCTGCTTTTGAACGTTCTTGAGAGTGGGGCCTCCGCTGCATTGAGCACGCCTACCCCTACGTCCACCCCAACGTCAACGCCTACCGCGACGGCCACTGCGACTCCAACAGCCACGGCAACAGCTACCGCCACGCCAACAGTCACAGTCACTCCGGCAGCTAGAGAAATTTCCTATTCAGAGATAGATTAAAACCAACCATGAAAACCATCCTACTTATTCTCATCCTTCCATTTATTGCCCTTGGCGTTTACGGACAGCAAGGCGGCGTGATCGTGACGAATCCGAAGAACTTCCCTGTTCAAAGCAAAATCGTTGAGCAGCCGATAAAGGTCGTCATCGTCACGCCTACGCCTTCGTCCACGAGCACGCCAACGGCTACCGCGACACCGACTCCATGACGTTAGTTCTCGAAAACAGGAAACGAATCCTGATGGGGTTTCAAACCCTGCCGACTACTGGCGGAAACCCTGCGTCGGCTAAAACGTTGACCGACCAATTAACGGCCGAGCTTCAATCGTTGCATGATGTGTTGCAGGCCAACATTGATAATCTCGTGAAGAAAGGCACCGCAGTATTGGTTGCAGGTACAAAGACAGTGACGGCGACATGGGTTACGGCTCAATCACGGATCGTAGCGACACCTATTGGCTCAGGATCAACCGGCGCATTGGACATTGAAAATATCGTGGTTGGTGCTTCGTTCGACATTAAAAGCAGCGACAACGCAGACACGCGCACAGTGCATTGGATTAGCGTTGAAGAAGTATGAGGACGGTAAACTTTCAAACTGGGGTTTTGCATCCGACAGCATTCAAAGTCGGGCTCGATCCAGTGCGAGATTTTCAGTCGAACCAGATGGCTGCGATGATAGTGTTCATCAATCTTTGGGTGCGACGACTATGGGATAAAGCCGATTTTCCTGAGTGGACGTTGATCGAAGAACGGATGCCGACGAATCACATCGTCGGATACGATCAAGCGAATCAAACGCCACTCGGCAGAGTTCTGAAAGTGTTTCTGATAGATCCGCGCACGTCCAACGCTGCTCCCGTCGATACGCCGTTCACATTACAAGATCAGGGTGTCCATTGCGGGTACGATCACGGGGCAACAGTCTGGATACGTTTCATCAAACGCGAACCGCAATTTACCGGGGAACTGTGGGATTCGAGTTCGACCTATTCGGTCGGTGATCTCGTTTACGTGCCAGACACCATAGGCGGCGACGGCGAATGTTACGCGAGCCTTGCGGACACCAACTTGAATAATTTCCCGGTGGGCGACACGACGAATTGGAGTCTCGTGCCGTTCCCGCAAGCGTTAGCAAACCAAGTCGTGCGCGGAGCGTATTCGGACATGCTGAGAACAGAGGGGCAAACTGACAAAGGCCAGGTCGAAGAACAGGGTGCGCTCGGTGAAATGTCGGAAACGCTTCAAGCCAAAATTGCTCCACCGTATGATTCGCTTACCGACCAGCAACCCGCGCAAGTGCCGCGCTACAGAGGGGCAGGATAAATGCCAGCCGTCCGACTTTACAAAGGATTTTTATACAGCGTTGACGCGCACATTACGAATGATTGGTTCACGATTGACGCAATGCCATTGGAGGACGGCAGCGAATTAACTGGCGACGACATTGACGGCGACGTGACAATTCAACCGGCTGTGATAAGTCCACCAAGATGAGCAGAGGCAAAGTTTACATTAAGACAGCAACGCCGAACGATCACATCGTGATCCCGAACATTCGCACGGCGATTCGACAGAAGTTTGCGGCCGGAGCGTGGACGGATTTGCGGATTGGATTTTTCCTGAGTATCACCAGAGCCGCTAACGACGATGATCCAACGACTTTATCTGAAACCATTTCCAGTGTTCCCGGACCGTACGATTGTTATTGGCTCGGATTAAAGAGCGACGGGGAAGCGTTTCCCTTTGCGGGCGCAACATCGTTTATCGGATTCACGAACGCTCATGCTTTTGCGCCTCCGAGCTGGCATGGCGGTGACGGTAAACTTGTAAGCAGCGACATTGCCGTAGGCACAGACAACGCTTATTACTGGCGACCGACTGCTTCGGGATTAAACTTCTGTGGACTGATGGTTGTGCAGGGATTTCAATCGAAGGTTTCCGAGAACGCCGGTTGGGAACAGCATTTTGTTCAAGACCCTTCCAATGCCGGCGGTTACTGCACGGCGCTCGGGTTCAGGTTAAAAAGAAATAATCCGAGCAGCAACATGATAACCGTGGACGTGATAGCCAACGATGTTCACTCGTGCGACATGGCGTTTTCTATCGCGCCTACAGATGACGCATTATTGTCTTTACTGGAAACGTGGTCTGGAACGGTTCGGACTACAGCCACGATTTCAATGAGTTCACTCCCTGACAGTTTTTTCTTTTATTGGCCGTTTCATTCTAGCCGTCTGAGAATCCATTCGCGCGGGTTCTTGCGTTCACGATGAGATACCAATCATACGGGAAACTCGACACGCAGATTCAAGCGGACGGCGACGTTGTTTTTAAGGGTATCGACATGCGCCGTGACCGAGGGATTCTCGCGCCGGGCATGGTGACGCGCTCCGAGAACAAGCGGATGTGGACAGGCCGCGCGGAAACGCGCGGTGGCATGGCGGATGCCATAGATTTCAATCCTGCGTTTGAATCGTTGATCGTCGGCACTGGCGTTTACCAAAACACCGCGATGGGCGGCGAATGGCTCTTAATCGCGACACAAAACTCAAGTTACGTGTGGGCGTGCCAGGACGGGCATGATCCGGTCAAGATTGATATTAGCGATCCCGATAATACGACTGTCGGTCCCGGCCCTGTCGAGTTCAGTCAATCGTTCACGAAGGTACGGTTGCACAGGCGACCGATAACAACTTATCTCCCGGTCGAATGGGACGGCGATCCTTCGCACTCTTTCGATGTAATCTTTGCCAGTCAGACATCCGGTAGCCTTGTCATTGACCAGCGCTACATAATTACGAATTTCGTTGCCGGGGACGATTTCACGAATGTCGGCGCAGCGTCTAATGCGACTGGCGTGATTTTTCAGGCGACCGGCACAACTCCTACAACGTGGACGAACGGATCAAAACTGACTTTGTATCCGCCTGTGGGCAGTGGACCGACACCTAACACGTTCAACGGAGAGCCGTTTGAAAATCGACTTTTACTCTATAATCCGAGACAAGAACTAGTCCAACTTGAGATCGGGCGCGACCAATTCATTATGACCGACGTTCTCGACGGGACCGCGTACGATCCCATCCTTGGCGTGTTCAACGTTGAATCTGCGCGCGCAGACATTATCACGAGGCTATGGCCGTATTTTAAGCAAGGCGTCGTAGTGTTTATGAAAAAGTCAATCGCGCTCGTCACCAACTTCACGATTGACCCGTTCCTGACCGAACAACAACTGCTCAATTCCAAGATCGGTTGCATGGCTGAAAAAGGGGTGGTCTTAATCGGAGCCGACACGTTGTTTCTGTCCGAGCCAGGGGGAATCTATCGCTTAAGCGAAGTCATTCAGCAACGGATAACGACCGAGCCGGTGCCGGTGAGCGAGCCGATTGACGACATAATCAAACGCATCGAATGGCAGTACGCGTTTCTGCCGTGGGTAGTGGCTGCGGTAACGTGCGGGGATTACGCTTATTTCGCCGTGCCGATAGATCAGGCGGCAGGCGGTTCTAACGTGCTGTTGGTTTACAATACCGTAAGCAAAATGTGGGAGAGCGTCGATACGTGGCCGGACTCGGATTTCAGGATTAACGCTATGCACGTCTTGCAAGTTCAAGGCGACCAATCCGTTTTGGCGATTGATTTCTTTAATCGGCGCGTAGTGGAGTTGAACACCGATTCGTTGTCAGACGTAATCAGCGGCGAAGATTTCCCGATACAAGACGTGATCGAAACACGCGGTTACAACCTGGGAAACCCGTTCGGGTTCAAGCGGTATCAACGGATGACGCTCTCTATTCGCACATTCGATCCGTCCATTAAAATCACTGCGCTGCGTGACGGGTATAACGACGAAATTGAGTTGACCAACGGCGATCTTACGAAAGATCATCTGAAATTCTACAAGGCTGAGCACAAGGATTTCAACCCGCTCACCGACGATCCAAACGAGCCGCTCAGGGAAGATTACTCGCAGGGAAGCGGTTCAAACGATTATATCGTGGAAGATTTTGACGACTGGCCTGCTGGCCCGATTGACACGTTGCCCGCGAGTTTGGAAGATTCGGTTGGCGCGAACAAGCAGGAAAGTCTGGAACGATTCGCGGTCGGCACAATGGCAAAAGCGTTGGCGTTACGGATTGAAAATTCTCAGGGACAATGCGACTTACTTTCCGTGAGCGTTGAAGGAAGACCGATTGAAGAAACGGTGAAGGTGATTGCTTAGGTATGACTAAAGACGACAAGGTTAGAGCGAGCAGAAAACGCAGACCTCTTTGGAGAATAAAGAAAGACAAAACATGAAACCGAAAAAATATCATGCGAGCGTGATGAAGATTAACGAAAATCCTGCTTCGTTTATGAAGGTGCCAAAGCCGAAGGCGAAGAAGGGAAAGAAACAAAAGCATCAAACGCTGACGCCGTACGGACTGTGAAAACTGAGCCTGTAATTCGGGTGAGCGTAGCGCGGCACAAACCGTTCATCGAGGCTATGGCGATGTACGAGAAGTGGTCGAAGATTCCGTTCTTCGTTGATCTCGCGGATTACATTTCAACCGGGTGCGTTTACTCGACTCCTCTCGCTTTTGCGATGGTTAAGATCATCGACCTTGCGAAAGAGGGAGAACCTAAAAAGCCAGCGTGGTTTATCAGATGCAGTGTGGGCGACATTCGCTACTTACTAACTCTACTGCCTTGCTATTTGGACACGATTTGCTTTTGTCGCCGTAGCGAGGACAAGATGCGGGTGTACGACATGAAGCGGTTCGTGCGGTTAGTGGAATCAACGACAAGGAGTAAATATGGGCGGCTCAGTTAGCGCGGGTAATCCAAATATCACACCTGAACTTGGGAACATCGACAGTGGGTTCAAAGGTCAAACGCTTCCCACGTTTAATTCATTCTTCAACAAACAGCCGCTCCTTGACCAATCGAGAACACTCGCGTCGGGCGCATTGCAGGGCGCGACTCCGTGGCTTGAGAACATTATCCAAAATCAAGGTGCGCTTACACCGGAGCAAAACCGGGACGTGACGCAGGCTACACGATCTGAGTTTGCTGCGCGCGGCAACGTGATGGGCAACCAAGCAATAGGCGCGACACTTCTCAACCGTGACCAGTTCAGGCAAAACCGGCTAAATCAGGCAATCAGTCAGGAACAAGGGTTAATCACGCCAGCACTGCAAACCGAGCAGACTGCGACCAGTTCGTTCGCGCAGCTTATCAATCCGCTTTATAGCCTGTTTGAAAACACGCAGAACGCCGATCTCCAAGCGCAGATTGCTAACCAGAATAAACAGGCGGGACTCATCGGTAGCGGGATAAGCAGCATCGGCAGCATTGCGGGCGCCGCGATCGGCGCGTGCGACGAACGGTTTAAGGAAAACATCGTGGACACCGGGGAAAAGACCGCTGACGACATCCCCATTAAAGAGTTCAACTACAAGGGCGACGACGAAAGATGGGTTGGCATGACGGCGCAGGACGTAGCCAAAGTGCGACCGGACGCCGTGATAACGTTGCCCTTGACCGGGCACAAACTCATTGATCTTTCCAAACTACGAGACCCCGTGATGCACAGGAAGTAATATGGCCGGAGCGGGCGACATCTATTATCACGCCCTGAGCGGGTTCGGAGAAAACATCGGGAAAGGTCTAGCCGAAAACATTCAACGGCATCGGAAAGAACAGCAGTTGACCATGTACGATTTGTCTAGGTTGGATGAATTGGAGCAGATGAAAGACCCGACTGATCCGAAGGGAGAAAAACCGTTGGTATCGCCGCAGAAGATTCTGCACTTGCGCCAGCTTAAAGGTTCCCAACTCGACGCCGCCATGAAAGGCGAAATGGACATGCTCAAGCTTGGGGAGACGATGTACAAAGCCGCCGCGCCGATTAGGAAGCAAATTGAAAACGACAAGGCTTTAGAGCAAGGCCCGATCACGCAGAAAGATGAATCTGGTCGTGTCTGGCGGTTCAGCGGTAAGCAATGGGTTCCTGTAGCTGGCGGCAATCAGGATGCAGCGGAACAGAAAAAGGTAACGGCACAGCAGAAGGCGTTGGATTCACGGTTAAAGCAATACAATCTGAACAGGCGTTTGCTGTTCGATTCGAGTCAGCACGAGGGCGGCACAATTAAGAAAACCGATCCGAAAGGGGAGAACAAGCCAGCGTCGAAAGAGTTCATCCCTGAAGGGGACTACGACAAAGCTACTCATCTAAGGGTAGGTTTCCGATCTTCAACCGACACAGATAAAGGAAATCCCGGAGTGATCGTGTCGAAGCCCGACATCGAATCGTTGCAGGATTTGGCGGCTAAAACGACGGATGACCCTGAGTGGACTCAAGGTGCGCTAAAATGGATTCGGGAAAACCAGAAAGATCCGCGTGCCGCAAAATGGTATGAAGTTGTGAAACGCAAAATCATGGGCTCTGCTCCGGCTGAAACGGAGCAGGCTGCTCCTGACGACACTTCAACCGAATCGGATTAGTTATGTCGGCCTTCGATCCAGAAGCCGATTTCGATACTCCGGTTAAACCGCCTGATCCGGTTATACCTAAAAAGCTCACCTTTTATTTCCCGGCAACACGCCAGGAAACGATAGCGGCCGGTCTAAGTCCGCGCGTCGAGGGCGGTATTCAAGGTGGCGGTCGCTTCGGAAACGTTGACCTCCGCCATCACACGCTCGAAAAATACAACGAGAACGATCCGAATAGCGTCGTTGCGGTGGCAATGCCGGGTGAGCCTACCGGGAAACGGTTCCCGCTAAATATCAACGGGCGCACCGTGCTCGCGTGGAACGTGGATACCGGCGGTGGTCTTGTGCCGGGGCAGATCGACGTTGCCACTTCAGACCCTAAATTAGCTCGACACGCGCCGATACGCGGCGCAGCTCCATCCTTCGGGCTGATTGAGAAACGCGGGTTTGATCCGAACGATCCTATCCCCGGCGAAAAGCAGGTTCCCGCGCCTGCCGCGCCGCGCGCCGCAGCGCCGCGCGCGTTCGATCCCAACGCTGAAGTCCGTCGCGCCGAACCTTTGCCGCAGTCGCAACAACCGGGCGGCAAGTTGCCTGTTGAAATTGGGCCTAAAGAAATGGCTACGCTCCAACATCCAGACGAACAGGATTACAAGTTGTCGGTCAATCGCGATCCACTCATCCCATCCGAACTCATCAAATCCGGTTACAAGACCAGTCCGCTCTATTGGCTCGGGAAAATCGTTGGACCTGAAAAGACCGAAGCCATTGCTACCGGACTCTCTCAAACTGCGGCGCAATTCACGACTCCTGAGAATGTGGGGTTAGTGGGCGCCACAGGGTTTATTCCGGGCGGGTTAGTTGGCAAATTGGCGATGACAGGGATCGGCGCATACTTTGAAGCGCAAGCTATCAAAGCGTTCCCGGAGCAATGGAAAGAGTTCAAAGAAACGAGTGATCCGGTCAAGAAATGGCAGGTCGGCAGCGGGATTGCGGTGGGGTTAGGACTGCCGTTGACGGCGCTGGTATCGGTCGCAGGCATGACGCATCCAGATGAACTCACGCCAGCACAGACCAAAAACTTAAACGAAGCGTTGCAACCATTGGTAGAAAAGCCTGCTGAAGTTCCAGCACAAAAAACAACGCCGACCGCTTCCAAGGAAGAGCAAGCTCCAACTCCAATCACCTCCAAACTACCCGCAGAGACTCTAGACTTGGGCAAACCCGAAACCGACGAAGAAATGCTGGCGCGGCAAGCCAACGAGGAACGGACTAACCGAGAACTGCAAGCTGAAGCGGACAAGAAAGCGCAAGTGCAACACGGCTGGCAACAACCGTTGACTGGCACGACAGGCGATCTTGGTCAGGGACAAATGTTCGGTGGAGAAGATTTGTTCGCAGGTGGTTTATCAACCGCCGACAAACTCAGGATGCAGCGGGAGTACGAGCAGGAATTACTGGCTGAAGCGGAACAGCATATGGCGCGTGGTGGCGACGAGCTTGTTGACGTTCTAAAGCAACATGGTCTTCCGTTGATTCCTGAAGCAACGCATTACACTGGCGAACTGAAAAACATCAGGGAAATGTTCAAGTCAGGCGGATTTCAAGGTAAGAAAGGCGGACTAGGAAATATCGTCACCGGGACCGGAGAGAAACTCAGTTACCAGGATATTTTCAAAAAAGGTGGCGGCTCAATAGATTCGTTGACCGGACTGCTTAAATCCCAAGGATTCGATGTCGAAACGCCAGCGGACGCACTAGACCTAATCGAACAGCGGTTGCGCACTGGTAAAAAAGTTTACGGGAGTCTCGCTAAAGCCGAGGCGTTGGAAGCCGCTCGTTTCGGAGCAACCGATCTGTTTGCAATGGGACTACGACGCGGGCAACCGGACGTTGGCCTAAAGATTATTCGAGCAGTCCAGAAAGCCGTGGACGCGATTCAAACCAATTTGTTCGGGAAAACGCCAACGTTCGAGCCGCCAAAGCTCAACATCGCGGATGGCGGTAAATCCAAACCGCCTACAGGCTCAGTGTTTGCAGCCGACACGCCGCCGGACGGAATACCTGAGCACGTTTACGCGATGCGTATCACGAACAGTTTCAAACGGTGGTGGGAAAAGTTTTGGCCGCGCGATTTGTCAGTTCACAACTTGCGCAAATTACTAGAGGCAAAGGAAGCGGACGCAACTCCGGTTATCAGCGCGCACCAAAGGTTTATCGCGGGGCCAGTGGATTACCTTGAAAACTTTTCTGCGCAACCGTTCTGGAAAGCTCTCCGAGGCCGGTCGGACGAAGAACTGATTGATATGGAGAACAAAGCCGTCAAACAATTCCGGGCAGCGTACCAGTTGGAATTGTCGATGAAAGGCCCGAAAGCTGATCGTCTTGCTGCAAAGCAAAAGGTGCTGTCGAAATTCCCCAAATGGTTTCAAGACGTTTTGATGGATGAAACCAGAATAGCACGAGAGAGCGACGATTACCGTGAACTCGGGATTGAGCCACCTGTTTACACAGGCGACCCGTATCTTGCTCGACTGACCAACGAAGACGGGAAAGACGTTGTGGATTTGAATCCCGGTGTTGGCACAACCGTTGGTCGATCGTTGCGCACGACTATTGGCGCTTTCGATAATTCGCGCGTCCATCCAACGATGAAAGAGGGGATTCTGGCTGGCACACAGTATGAGCCTGTCGCGCGAGCCGTGTTCATTCGTGAATTAACCTCTGCGCGTCTTAACGCCACCGCTAACCTTGTCCGTGAACTCAAAGGGAAAGTGCTCTTTGAGAATCCGAAAGACGCGCTGGCGGCGAGTCCAAACCGGCGGATCTCTCAGGTGCGCGGGTTAGGACCGAAAACCTATTACGCGCGCAGTCCAGAGGAAGCGGTGTTTCTTGAACAAAACGTGTCGTCCATGCCACGAAGTCCGTTCGGCAAATTACAACGCCTGACCACGACGTATTTAAGGGACTGGAATTTAGTTAATCCGTTGCCGCACGTCACCAAAAATATGTTCGTCAAATATGCGTTGGGCAGGATCAACAACGCGCTGCTCAAGGCTGACGTTGCAGAGTACTCAAGAACCACTCCTACCGCGTTGAAGGAGAGATTCGACAAAGTGATGCCGTTCCCGAAAACAGCAGAGCGCACTCCGGGTATCATGGCGCGCGAAGTTGGAACTTGGGGTGAGCGCACGATCCAGCAGAGCAGCAAACCGAATACGCCTTCACGAAATTTCATTTTCCAAAAGGCTGATCCTGCCATGCGCTATTCGCTCTGGAAAGATTACGTTCGCAAAGGACTGAGCGACCAAGATGCTGCAAACCATGTCTGGATTGATCTTATCCGGTACGACGCGAACTCGGGCGGCATGAACTTCTGGAAATCTATCCCGTTCAATTTCTTCGTGCCTTGGCGCACCGGCACGTACGTCACGTTGGGGAAAGCAATACGCTCGCATCCGATTCGGACAATTCTGTTTTTTGGATCACTCGATTATCTCAGGGAAATGCGCTACCGAGGCACAGGCCGATGGACGCATTTGCCGCACGATTATTTGGAAGCGCCGTTAGGGGAAGCGATCAATAGCGCCACGCAAATCCACGACGCGCGCAGCGCGCGTAACGCCGCGCAATCAACATTGGGTGTAGCCGCGACAACGCTTTTATTCGGCCCCGGCGGCGGACAAGCGCCGAGTACGATTAAAGATATGATGGCAGCGATCAGCGGAGATCCGAGCCAGAAAGCTCGGATAATGAATATGTTTTGGGGCTTGAGCCAGATTTACAATCTCCCGGCTGAATGGACGGCGTTCAAGCAGGACAACAATCCGCAGCACTTGGTTGATATGCTCACGACCATTGCTGTCTCGGAACATTCCGCGCTGAAATATGAACCGCGTCGGCTTATGAAGTGGTTGCCAGATTGGATGCCTGGTATGCAGAAAGGCGAACTGGTTAAGCAGGCTGAAGCGTTACAGGAAATGATGCGTCGTAAACGCGAAAAATCGCAGGCCACATACGAAGAACGTCATTCGGTAAGCAGGACGTTCGATGTCACGCCGGAGCGACAACAGATTCAAGCGTTACAGCGAGCCGCAGGACAATCGCGTCCGCGTAAACAAAGCCTGCTCGCCGTACCGTGAAGCTGGCGATTTTCGACATTGACGGCGTTGGGCTTCCGATTGCGTATCACCTTCAAGAAGAAGGTCAGGACGTGTGGGTAGGTCAGGTCAGTCGTTGGGAAAAGCTTAGGATGCAGCATCCTGAAGAGGATGACGCGCGGCATAAACGACTGGCACTTTACGACGGATTATTAGAGCGCAAATGGGACGCGGACAAGCTACTATCGTTCCTGCTTGGGCAACCGCGTTCGACTCGGGACGATTGGTTTGTGTTCTGCGATTTCAATTATCTGTGGGCGTATGGCGTTAAACTGAAATCCGCAGGGTATCGCGGGTTGCTCCCGACACAGATGGATTTTGAT